CTGCAGTTACATATACTAATGGAGGCCCAAGCTCTCCTAGAACATGTGGTGTAGCTGGAGTAGCTGTAACTGCTCAATCTTATTCAATTGTAGTTGGTGGTGGTTCAGCTGCTAAATCAGCCCCTGCACCTAATCCAGGAACATCAAGAGGTACAGATTCAACTGCTTTAGGTTTAACAGCAACAGGTGGTGGAGATGGTGGTCACAATGCAGGTGGTGGTAATCCAGGAAATTCAGGAGGATCTGGTGGTGGAGGATCTGGAGGAGGCTTTAGTAAACCAGGTGGAGCAGGTAATACTCCCCCAGTTAGTCCGGCTCAGGGTATGCCTGGTGGTGATAGACCAGGGCCAGGGCCTTCAGGTGATGGCGGTGCCGCAGGTGGTGGAGGTTTCATGGTTGCTGGATCCAATGCTAATACAGGAAGTGTAGCTCCTGGAGGAGCTGGAGGTGGATTCCCTAACGCTATGGGTACCTCAGGACAAAGTTGTGGATCTTATTATTATTTTGCTGGTGGTGGAGCTGGAGGTGGAAACGATCCAGGAAGTTCACCTCGTGGTGGAGGATTAGGTGGTGGAGGAGATACAGGTGGAGCTGCAACAGGACCTAGTGCTTGTAGAGCAGGTGCTCCAGGAACTACAAATACTGGTGGTGGCGGTGGTGGACCAAATAATGGTACGAACATAGCTGGTGGTGCAGGAGGACCAGGTATTGTAATATTAAGATACAAATATCAATAGTTGATTGACAATTAAAATTAATATATAAGGAGAAACATTATGGCACATTTCGCAGAACTAAAAGCAATGACGGATCCTACTGGATTTACGTCAGATTCACATCAAGTAGTACAAAGAGTGGTTGTTGTAGGTAATGATATTCCTGCAGGTGATGGAATACTTGGTAACAATGATATGCACCAAGACGGAGAAACATGGTGTATTAATTTTTTTAATGGTGGAATCTGGAAACAGACCTCTTACAATAATAATTTCAGAAAACAATATGCAGGAATTGGAATGATTTATGATCCTGTAAAAGATAAATTTTTAAGTCAACAACCCTATGCATCATGGTCATTAGATGACAATGATGATTGGCAGGCACCTATAACTTTTCCTTCAATAACAAATGATGAGCAAGATCCGATAGTATGGTCTTATGTTATCAAATGGAACGAAGATAAATATAACGCTGACAACACTAAAGGTTGGGAAGCAACTAAATCAAACGACGAAGCGGAAACACCAACAGTTTACGATTGGAACGGCACAGCTTGGGTGTCCGCATAGGAGGACACTTAAATGCCAAGAGGCAGCGGAAATCAAAACGGTGGTGTAATCGGAAAAAGCAATAAAGCTTCTTTCGGAAAATGTACCACAACAACTAAAACATCAAGTGCACCAAGTGCAGTCACAACACAACCAGGAACAAGATTAGTTAATACCTTAGTTGTAGCAGGTGGTGGAGCTGGTGGTAGTAATGCATCAGGTAATATTGGAAGCGCTGGTGGAGGAGCTGGTGGTGTACGTCAATTTAATTGTGTTTCAGTATGCGGAAACACGGCTCTTGGAGCAGTAGTTATTGGTAGTGGAGGAGCTACAGATTCAAGTCCACCTTTTTCTCCTGGTGGTAGTGGAAATGATTCAAGTATAACAATAGGATGCACAACATACACTTCAGATGGTGGTGGCGGTGGTGGCGGTGGTAGTTCACCGTTTGGAGGAACGACAGGAGGTTCAGGTGGTGGTACATCTTTTCCAGCAGGAACAAGTGGAGCAGCAGGTAATACACCTCCCGTAAGTCCCTCTCAGGGAAATCCAGGTGGAGCATCTGGCCCAACACCAAAAGGTTATGCAGGTGGCGGTGGAGGAATTTGCGCTGCAGGAGCGGATGGATCTGCTGATCCAGGTCCCGGTGGTGGAGCTGGTGGTGCAGGTTTAAATATTGCACCTTTATTTCCACAATCATCTATTACAGGTGTTGGTGGCGGAGGAGGTGGTGGATATTATGATCCAAGTTCTCCAACTGGAAAAGGAGGACTAGCTAATCCAGTCGGTGGAGGTGGTAATGCAGGAGCATCGCCAGCTGTACCGGGTAATAATGCTGACGCAGGAACAGCTAACACTGGAGGCGGTGGAGGTGGAGCTTCATCTGCTAATGGTCCAACATCAGGAGATGGTGGAGCAGGTGGATCAGGATTAGTTATCGTAAAAGAATTAAACAAAGCAAGTGGTGTGTGGTCATTGCAAAGTCAATATAGTGCAAGAAGAAGTGGAACATGGATTGAACCAACAACTCCTGTGTCCTCTGTAGAATTTTTATTATTAGCGGGTGGTGGTTCTGGTGGAGCTGGAAGAGGAGGTGGTGGAGGTGGAGCTGGCGGTCACTATCACTCATATTGTAACCCTAATGTCTCTGCTATTTCAAATCTTACTTTTGGGTCTTATGCAGTAACTATCGGTGCTGGTGGAGCAACATTGCCTTATCCTGGTGGATACACTGTTGCAAATGCTGGAACTAATGGAAGTAATACATGTGTTCCTTTTGTCCCTGTTGCAGCAGTTGGTGGTGGTAAAGGTGGATCTGGAGATACTGGACCTTTACCAGCTAGCGATATGCCAGAAAGTGGTTCACCTGGTGGATCAGGTGGTGGAGCAGCAGCTAGAAATTGCACAACTGCTGGATCTGGAACAACGAATCAAGGTAATGCTGGTGGACCATCATCAGGTTCTCCTCCTACAGCAAACGCAGGTGGTGGAGGTGGTGGAGCCGGAGGTGTCGGTTCTGGACCAGGAGGTTCAGGTGGACAACCCGGTGGTAATGGTTTAGCAAATTCAATTACAGGTTCGCCTGTTACAAGAGGTGGTGGTGGCGGTGGTGGTTCTAACGCTAACATACCAGATTCAAACTCTGGAGGATCTGGAGGTCCAGGTGGTGGTGGTGCAGGTGGTAAAAAAGATAGTTTGTTTGGAGGTGGAAATAGTAATCCAACAGCTGCAACAAATGGACAGCCTGGAACGGTCAACCTTGGTGGTGGAGGTGGAGCCGGAGGATCAAACTGTGGTGCTGGTGCTGGAGCAGGAGGTGGTGGATCAGGAACAGCTGTCTTTAGATTTCCAGGACCATCAGGACCTAGAATATCAGTAAGCCCTTGCACAAATACTAAGGCAAGTTGTGTTGGACCAGCAAATGATGTTGTTGCAACATTCACAGTTTCTGGAACCTTGACTATTAGTTATTAAGTGATATAAAATTCATATAAAGATATATGAACTTAACAAACTATTATTGGTATTTTCAATCAGCGATACCCCCTAGACTTTGTGATGACATTGTAAAATATGGTAAATCATTACAAGATCAAATGGCAGTTACAGGTGGTTATGGTAATAAAAAATTAAATCAAAACCAGATAAAAGATTTAAAAAAGAAAAGAGATTCAAATATTGTTTGGATGAATGACCAATGGATTTATAAAGAAATACAACCATATGTGCATAGAGCAAATGCAAATGCAGGTTGGAACTTTCAATGGGATTTTTCAGAAAATTGTCAATTTACTAAATATGAAAAAGGACAGTATTATGATTGGCATTGTGATTCTTGGGACAAACCTTATTTTAACCAACAAAACCCTCAAGACCCAACACATGGTAAAATAAGAAAATTATCTGTAACAGTTAGTTTATCAGATCCTAAAGATTATAAAGGTGGTGAATTAGAATTTGATTTTAGAAACATAGACCCTGATAAACCTAGAAAACCTGTAAAGTGTAAAGAGATATTACCAAAAGGATCTTTAGTTGTTTTTCCAGGATTTGTATGGCATAGAGTATGTCCGGTTAAAAAAGGATCAAGATATAGTTTAGTAATATGGAATTTAGGATGGCCGTTTAAATGAAAAAGAAAAAAAATAAAAAACAAAATATATTAACGTTTCCAAAACAATTAACAAGAGAATCATATTTTGCGTGTCCTATATGGTGGGCTGATGAACCAAGCTTTGTTGATAAATTAAATAAAGCATCTGATCCTTACATAGAACAATCAAAAAAGAATTTAAAAAAAGAAATTAATGAGAGAAATAAAAAATATGGAAATAAAGGAGATGCAGGTAAAGTATTTCATTCAACGACTTTAGTTAATGATCCTAATTTTTTAGATTTACAAAATTATGTTATTGCAACATCTCATAATTTATTAGTAGAAATGGGTTTTGATTTAGATCACTATCAAGTTTTTCTTACAGAATTATGGGTGCAAGAATTTGCATCAAAAGGCACAGGTTATCATAGTTTACACACTCATTGGAATGGACATATGTCTGGTTTTTATTTTTTAAAAGCTAGTGAGAGAACATCTCTTCCAGTGTTTGACGATCCTAGACCTGGTAACGTTATGAATCTTTTACCAGAAAAAAATAAAAACACTATTACATATGCTAGTTCACAAGTTAATTATCAAGTTAAACCAGGCCGTATGATATTTTTTCCATCTTACATGCCTCATCAATATATACCAGACTTAGGTTATGAACCTTTTAGATTTATACATTGGAATTGTCAGGCAATACCAAAAACAGTTTTACAACATGGAGGGAATAAATAATGTCATTTAAAAAAAATAAATATACTGTTTTAAAAAATGCGATATCAAAAGAGTTAGCTGATTTTGTTTATAGTTATTTTTTAAATAAAAGAAATGTAGCAAAGGTGTTATTTGATACTAAATATATTTCACCTTTTACTGATTACTTTGGTGTATGGACCGATGAACAAGTTCCAAACACATATTCACACTACAGTGATATTGCAATGGATACGTTATTGCAAAAAGTAAAACCAGTAATGGAAAAACATACAGGTTTAAAATTATCAGAAACATATTCGTATGCTAGAATTTATAAAAAAGGTGACGTCCTTGCTAGACATAAAGATAGATATTCTTGTGAAATATCTACGACATTAAATTTAGGTGGTGACCCCTGGCCAATATATTTAGATCCAACAGGTAAAAAAGGTCAAGCAGGTGTTAAAGTTGATCTTAAACAAGGAGACATGTTAATATACTCTGGTTGTGACTTGGAACACTGGAGAGAAGAATTTACAGGTAAAGACTGTGGACAAGTTTTTTTACACTACAACAAAGCAGGATCTAAAAATGCAAAAGAGAATGCTTTAGATAAAAGACCTTTTATAGGTCTTCCATCTTGGTTTAAGGGTAAGAAGTTGACTATACCTAAAAAATAGTCTATAAAATAGACTGGTGCGGGGGTTACCACCACAACCACACCCCCGTGCTTTTACTCTGTTAAACAAGTAATAAATTTGCTATACATGGATTTATTATGTTACAAAAGATAGGTTTTGCACCTGGAATCAATAAACAAATCACACCAACTGGAGCTGAAGGGCAATGGATTGATTGTGATAATGTTAGATTTAGATATGGTACACCTGAAAAAATAGGTGGTTGGAAACAGTTAGGTGAAAGTAATTTAACAGGTGCAGGAAGAGGTCTTCATCATTTTGTAAATAGTCTAGGCAGAAAATACGCAATCATTGGCACAAACAGAATTTTATATGCATTTTCTGGTGGTGTATATTATGACATACACCCTATTAAAACTACAACAACACTCACAAGTGCATTTAGCACGACCAACGGATCACCGACTATCACTATAACATTTAGTGGAG